CCGTGCATGGCGAGAAGCAGTTGAGCCTGTTGGAGCAGTTCTACACGGAGGAAAAGGAGTTCCGCATCACCAACATGCGGGGCACCCCGGAGTACGTGAAGCTCAATTCCGGCATGCCGGAAGACGACATCACGCGTTCGAAGGCCGATTTCATCATTTCCGAGTCGGACTGGAACGCGACGATGCGCCAAGCATCGGCTGCGGCATTGCTGGAATCGATCAAGGTGCTGCCGCCGCAGGTGGCTCTCGTGATGATCGACCTCATCGTCGAGAACATGGACCTGCCGAACCGCGACGAGATCGTGAAGCGCATCCGCGCCGCTACTGGCCTCAACGATCCGGACCAAACCGAGCCGACGCCGGAACAGCAGGCTCAGATGCAGGTGAAGCAGGCAGCCGAACGGATGCAGACGCAGATGATGCAGGCCGAGCTCGAAACCAAAGTGGCAACCGCCATGAAGGCCAAGGCTCAAGCCGATCTGTACGGTGCGCAGGTGCAGAAGCTGATCGCCGATATCAAGCTCACGCTCGCTGGCGCGGTCAACGCCAACACCGAAGCGCAGAGCAAGGCGATCGACGCTGCGATCAAGATGCTCTCGGCCACGCCAGCGATCCCGATGGCGGACCACATCCTGACGGAGGCCGGCTTTGTCGGCGCTCCGCAGCAGGAAGCCGATGCCGCCGCCTTGCTGCACGAGATCGATCGGCAGCAGGCGGACGCCATGCCGGCCGACGACCAGCCCATGCCGCCGCAGTTGCCGCCTCCGGGCGCTCCTTCGCCCGGCCTCGGCGCGCCGGCCATGTAATCGGCGCCACGGCGCCGCGTAACCACCAACCAAGAAAGAGAGAAGACCAATGAGCAAGAACACAGCCGCAGCAGCGGACGATAGCGACCACGAAGGCAAGATCCTGTTCGGCGGCCTCAGCGACGAACAGCGCGAGGACATGACCGACGAGGAATTGGCGGGCATCGACGGCGACGACCTCGACGACGAGGGAGACGAGGAAGAAGGCGACGAGGGCGCGGAAGGCGATCAAGGCGCCGATGACGGCGCCGAGGACGGCGAAGGCGGCGAGGACGACGGCGAAGAAGCCGGCGACGAAGACGGCGGCGAGGGCGATGCTGGTGATGATGCCGGCGACGACGAAGGCGATGACGAAGCTGGCGACACCGGCGGCGACGAAAGCGCCGACCAGGGCGATGATGCCGGCGACGAGGCGGACGAGGATGGCGAAGATGACGCGCTCGACTTCACCCGCTCGGTGCTGCCGAACGAATGGCAGGTTCCGGCCGACTCGGAGGACAAGATCAAGGGCCTCAATGAGCAGGCTATCGAGCTCGCCGACAAGTTCGACAGCGGCGATCTGACCGCTCGCGAGTACCACACCCAGCGCGAGGCGATCGACGAGCAGCGCACCACCCTGCGCTCGCAGATCAACGACGCACAGAAGGCGTGGGGCAAGGCGCTCAATGATTGGTCTAACAAGACCGTCAAGGCATTCTTGCGCGAGAACCCGCAGTATGGCGCCGAAAACCCGACGCTGAACCGCGTGCTCGATGGCGAGGTGCGTGCCTTGCAGTTGAACACGCCGGACCCGTTCAATCCGCGCATCCTGCGTGAGGCTCACGCCAACATTCAGAAGGCGATGGGCAAGACCGTGGCAGCCGAGCCGGCGCCGGCACGACAGGCCGGGCAGCAGACCGGCAAGAACGGTAAGAACGGGAAGACCAAGCCGCCGGTTGTGCCGGGCAAGCGGCCGCAGGTGCCGCCCACGCTGGCGCGCATGCCCGCCGATGAGATCGAGGACACGTCGGGCGGCAAGTATGCTCGCCTCGATCGTCTCTCGGCCAAGAGCCCGCACGACTTCGAGGTTGCGTTGTCGAAAATGTCGCCCGCCGACCGCGATGAATATCTCGCTGGCGGCTAATCGCCAGCGACCCGCTATCGATGCCCAAGGTTCACGCCTTGGGCATCCACCACATCAGCATCACATCCAAGGAACGGCCTACAATGCTCTCGATGAATGTTCGCGTCGGCGAAACGATTGAATTTAACGACCGCACCCGCGGCAAGCTGGGGACGATGCGGGTGGACCATAAGTCCGGCAACTCCGTTCGCTTGATCTTTGACATCAGCGATGACCTCGCAATCCGCCGAATGATGAACCATCAGGCGAGCCGCACGTCGTTCGGTATCAGCGGCGAAGCGACCAGCCCAATTAGGCACGCAGAACTATAATTTTGCACAACTCGCGCGCTTGAACCCGAGTCCAAACTCGGATAGAGGCCGAGATGCAATCTGCGTAGGACGTGCCGATTGTGACCGCAACAATGCGCTCACAAGGAGTCCCGTCCAATGCGCACCACCGTTCCCTTCGGTGATCCGAAAGCTCAGAAGCGTTGGTCCGCTTCTCTGTTCATCGAAACCCTCGCCAAAAGCTATTTTGAACGCAAGTTCATCGGCACCAGCGACAACGCCGTCATCCAACGTCTGACCGACCTCGAAAGCGGCCCCGGCGATAAGATCGATTACGATCTGTCGGTGCAGCTTCGCGGTAAGCCGACCTATGGCGACAACCGCGTCGAGGGCAAGGAGGAGAGCCTCAAGTTCTACTCCGATGAAGTCAACATCGACCAGCTTCGCCACAGCGTCTCCGCTGGCGGCAAGATGACCCGCAAGCGCACGGCTCACAACCTGCGTAAGACTGGCCGCGACCGCATGTCCGACTATTGGGCAAAGTTCTTCGACGAGATGATTTTCATCTACCTGTCGGGCGCCCGCGGCATGAACGAAGACTTCATCGAAACCGCGGATTGGACCGGCCACGCCGACAACCCGATTCAGGCTCCCGATGCTGGTCACATCATCTTCGGCGGGGCGGCCACCTCCAAGGCCACCATCACCGATCAGGATGTGTTCACCCGCGATCTCGTCGAGCGCGCAGAGGTGAAGGCACGCATGATGCGCGCGCTCGATCCGACCGCAGCCAACATGCTGCCGGTACAGGTCGGCGGCGAAGGCCACTACTGCGCCGTCATGACCCCGTTCCAGGAACACAACCTGCGCAACGACACGGGCGGCAATGGTTGGCTGGAAGTCCAGAAGGCGGCAGCGGCGGCCGAAGGCCGCAACAGCCCGATCTTCAAGGGCGGCTTGGGCATGGTCGGCAACGTCGTGCTGCACAGCCACGCCTCGGCGATCCGCTTCACCGACTACGGCGCCGGTGCCAACGTCCATGCCGCTCGCGCGCTGTTCATGGGCCGTCAGGCCGGTGTCATCGCCTACGGCACCAAGGGCGGCCTCCGCTTCGAGTGGAAGGAGGAGCTCAAGGACTACGGCAATGAGCCCACCGTCGCCGCAGGCACGATCGTCGGCGTCAAGAAGACCCGGTTCGCAGGCAAGGATTTCGGCATCCTCGCGCTCGACACCGCGGCCAAAGACCCGAACGCCTAAGCGTGACAACCGCGGGGCGCCGACAACGGCGCTCCGCTCGTCCCACATCCCGTTGATTGGCTCCATAGGGGCCAGAATTTGAGGCCACCATGAAACAGTCTGAACACGCTACGGGCAATCGCATTGCCCCGACGCCGCGTGGTGCTGGCGATCTGACCAGCTATCGCGCTCGCGTCAACATCGTCCCCGGCGATACCGCGCTCAACACCATCATTGAAATGGGTCCGCTGCCTGCCGGCACCGAGCTCGTGGACGTGATCCTCGACTCCGACGATCTCGACAGCAACGCCGCGCCGACCATCACGCTCGACGTCGGCATTCTGTCCGGCCCATTCGGTCTGAACGACAACACCCGCACGATCGATGCCTCGATCATGTCGGCGTCGAATGTCGCCCAGGCCGGCGGTGTCGCCCGTCCGTCGCTGGCCAGCGCGCTCCGCATCACCCGCTCGGACGTCGATCGCGGCATCGGCATCAAGGTCAAGGCTGCTGCCGCGACCGGGCAGGCCGGCGTCCTCGGCCTCACCGCGATCTACCGCGGCTAACGCCTTCCTCCCGAAGCCGGGCGACCGGCTCCAACTTGGCCGGGCGTGGTTCGCCGCGCCCGGCTTCTTCCAACCAGACATGAAAGAAAGCCTCCATGTCCACCGCCATGCTTATCGAAAGCCTCATCAAGCGTCCCGAAGGTACGTTCGTCACCCTCGGCAAGGACGTCTATCACTTCCACAACCACATCAAGGGCGATCCTCGCCACCTGTGCGAAGTCTCCGATGAGGACCATATCCAGTCGTTCCTTGCGATCAAGGAAGGCTACAAGATCGCCAAGCCACTCAAGGCTGCCGCTCCGGCCGCCGCTTCGAGTGCTCCGGCGAAGACGCCCGCCGCTTCCGGTTCGACCGGCAAGCAGGCCGGCGCAAAGGGTGCTGATGCCACCGCTGCCGCTGCCGCCGCCGCTGCTGCCGCCGCCGCTGCTGGTGGCGATGGCGACACCACCCCGGCGGCCGAGTAAGGCGCGCCGCAATGACCATTACGGCCAAACAGGTAATGATTTTGGCGGGCCGCCTCCTTCAAGACGAGGACGCGGTTCGCTGGACGCTGCCGGAGTTGGCCGAATGGATCAACGAAGGCGTGAAGGCAGTGCTTCTGGCAAAGCCTTCCGCCAATTCGGTTACGGATGTGATCCCGCTCGTACCCGGCACCTATCAGGTGATCGACGATCAATACCTGTTGCTGCTGCGCATCGTGCGCAATATCGCGATCGACGGGCCGCCGCGTGTTGGCGGCCGTGTGATCCGTGTCACCACGCGCGACGCGCTCGATGCGCAGGCGCCGTACTGGCACGATCCAAGGCAGACACCCTACAAAAAGGAAGTCCGGCAATTCATCTTTGATGAAGAAAGCCCGCGCTCCTTCTATGTCTATCCCGGCAACGATGGCACCGGCAAGATTGAAGCCGTCATGTCGAAGCTGCCTGCGGAGATCGTCGCCACTGGCGATGCGAACGCGCTGGCCTCCTATGACGTGGATACCGGGCTACAGGATATCTACCTGTCACCGCTTCTCGATTTCACGCTGTTCCGCGCCATGTCCAAAGACAGCGACGGCGGCAATCCGATGGGCGCTGCCGCGCACTATCAGGCGTTCGCGACCGCCGTTGGCCTCAAAACGCAGGTTGAGGGGGCGAATAGCCCGAATGCTCGGCCGGGAGTGGCTGGGACATGAGGGATATCGACGACTTCCTGACGCTGGTTTTGCCATATGCCGGCGCCGCGCCCGAACCTCTCATCGTCCGTTCGCTCCGCGACGCGGCAACGCAGTTCTGCGAGCGCACGCGCACGTGGAAGGGTGATGACACGATCGCCACCAACGGCGCCGAGCCGGAGCCGATCTCTGTGCCGTCCGATGCTGTGCTGTTCGAGATCAGCTCTTGCGCGATCGACGGCGACCCGCTCGACCCTGTAACGCTCAAGTGGCTTGCGACGGAGCGGCCGGACTGGCGCACGCGCGAGATCAATAGCGAGGGTGCCCGCTGGTACGTCGCGCCACAGCGCGGGACCATCCAGGCCGTGCCGCGCACCGCTGGCACGCTGTTCGTTGAGTTCGTTTGCAAGCCTTCGGCCACGGCGCTGACGCTGCCCGACTATCTGCTCGACGAATACGGCCAGACCATCGCCGATGGCGCTGCTGGCGCGCTGCTTATCATGCCGAACACTACGTTCGGAAATCCGCAGCTTGGCGCGGCGCTGACCGCGCGGTTTGTCAGCAAACTCGACTCTCTCTCGAACGCAGGCTCGCGCGGGCAGCAAGGCGGCCGCACGCGCACCCGCGGCCGCTACCTCTAAGGAGACACCGAAATGCAGTATTCCGTCCCGGTTCGTAATGCCAAGCTGAACGCCATTGAGGCGATCGTCGGCCCGAGCCCGATCCTCAAAGTGTTCGACGGCGCGAAGCCGGCGAACTGCGCCGCTGCCGACGCCGGCACGGTGATTTCCACGATCCAGCTTCCGCCCGATTGGATGGCCGATGCAGCGAATGGCTCGAAGGCCAAGAGCGGCACGTGGCAAGACGCCGCCGCCGATGCCAACGGCGAAGCGAAGTATTTCCGCATCTACGATCAGACCGGCGCCAACTGCGGCATCCAAGGCACCTGCGGGCTGCTCGCTGCGGACATGCTGATGGATTCGATCCAGTTCACCGCCGGCCAGAACTTCACCGTCATCGGCTTCACGATCAGCGACAACAACGGCTAATGCGCTTCAACGGCACCATCAACGGTTCGCTTATCAACGGCGCAGCGATCAACGCTGTGCCGGAGCCGCGGACGCGTGCCGAGTTGAATGTTCTTGAGGCGGCGGACACGCTGTCCGTTGCAGCCAAGCTCTATGTCGTTGGCTCCGTGGCGCTCGTCGAGCAGCCTGACACGCTGGCCGCACCCGCGCGCCTTGATATTCGGGCATCGGTTGCCGGCACCGAGAACGGCGACACGCTCGCCGCCGCGGCGCGGCTCGACATCCGCGGCACCGTAGCGGCGACGGAAGCACCCGATCGGCTCGACACCGCCGCTGGATTGCAAATCCACGGCGCCGTGGCGCTGACCGAAGCCGGCGACACCCTTGAGTCCAACGGCGCAAACGTCATCTCCGGCTGGGTGGATTACACGGAGCGTGCTGACACGCTGTCGTCGGACGCGCGGCTTGAAATTCGCGTCGATACGACGATTGCCGAGGCGGCAGACACGCTTGCGACGCTGACCAAGCTCGACATCAAGGCGAGCGTGCCGCTGCTGGAAGCGCCCGACACGCTCGATGCCCTTGGGCGCCTACCGCCCGAAGCATTGCAATCGCGCCTCCGGCTCGTCGTCGTGCCCGCCGATCGGCGCGTTGTGATCGTCCAGGCGCAGCATCGCGGCATTCAGGTTCCGGCGCAGCGCCGGACAATCATCATTGCGGCCGAGCGCCGGGAGGCAGCATGAGCGAAGTGATGGAGAAGCGCCCGCATGAGGTGCTCGACTACGTGTTCGACTTCACGCGCTGGCTATCGAGCGGTGACGCCATCACGGAAGCAACTGCGGACGTCGTGGGCGGCTCCGTCGTGATCGATCGCGTCATTACGGATGGATCGACCGCGACCGCGTGGGCGAGCGGCGGCGCCGTGGGCAACACCGCCGAGATCACTATGAAAATCGGGACGCAACTCGGACGCCGGAAAGAAGCCGTGCTCCGCCTGCGCATCAGGGACTAAGGGGACTGCAATGGGGCTCAAGCTCACCAACAACGCCGCGTCGGTTCTTACCGCAGGGCTTGCGGCAGCAGACACGCAACTTTCCGTATCCGCGGGGCATGGCGCGAAATTCCCGGCTCTTGCGGCCGGGGATTGGTTTCCCCTGACGATCGTCAACACGTCCGGAGATTATGAAATCGTTCGCTGCACGGCGCGCGTTGGCGATATCTTCACGATCGTGCGCGGGCTGGAAGGCACTGTAGCGGCGAATTTCGCGGTCGGTGATTACGTGGATCTTCGCATGACCGCCGCGGCGCTCGCGGGCGCATTGCGCGTAGAGAACAATTTCAATGACCTGACTGACAAGCCGGCCGCGCGTGAGGCCCTTGGTCTCCACGATGCGGCGCTGAAGGGCATCGCTACGGTCGCGCAACTTCGCGCGAAGACCGGCACGGATGCGGTCACGGTTGATGCTGCTTGGGACGCCGCGAAGTGGGTGGACCTTGGCAACCTGACCGGGGCCGTCACCATCGACGCGAGCACGGGAGTAGGCTTCCGTGGTGTCCTGACGGGCAACGTCACGATTGATGTGACAAATCTCAAGGACCGGCAGCCGCTGGAAATCATCCTCACTCAGGATGCAACGGGCAGTCGCACGGTTAGCTGGAATGCACGCTTCAAGTGGCCGAGCGCCGCTGCACCCGAAGTCAGCACGACCGCCAACACCCTCGCGGTGTTCGTGACGGGCGTCGCCGGCTGGGATGCGTCCACTATCTACGCGGCTGGGTGGAAGGTTACGGCGTAATGCTGCTCCCTTTCCTCAAGGCGCGGATCGGCGGTGCGGACATCGATATGATGCCCAATCCGTTCTCGTTTGCGACTGTCGGCGGTCAGGTGCCGAACACGTTGGTCGCTTCGGCCGTCGCGCAGATCACGGGTATCAGCGTCCCCGTTCCGGTCAGCGTAAGCACGGGTCAGTTTCGCATCTTGGATGCCAGCCAAACGGTTGTCATTCAAGATTGGGCCGCGTTCGGCATCATCAAGAAGGGCCAGTGCGTCCAACTTCGCCAAACGTCGTCGAACAGCTATAGCGGCACCGTCAGCATGACGGTCTACGTCGGCAAGGGCAGCGCGGTTTGGTCTGTCGGGACCATGGCCGTTTCGGGCGGATCGGCGTCGTGGGGAACGCCGGGCACCTACTACTTCACCATCCCGCACCACAATGTGTTCAACGCCGATGTCTACGGCGCAGCCGGCGGCGGCGGCGGATGTAGTACCTCGGATTACTACGGCTCGCCTCCGCAGGCGGGTGCAGGCGGCTATAGCTACTTCAACGCCCCGACCGGCAACCTTGTCGGTTACGGCGGCAATGGCGGCTATTACGGCGGCGACTGGTATGACGGCGGCTTGAGCACGGGACCGAGCGGCGAGCATGGTACGGGCGTCAACGGTGACGGCAATATCTATGCAGGCGGTGCCGCGGGCGGCGCCGGCGGATACATGAGTGTCGTGCCGTCTTGGCGCGGCGGTCCCGGCGGCTATGGAGGTCGCGCCTATCGCAGTTGGGCGCGCGGTGTGATGGCCCCCGGCTCGGTAATTCAGATCGTCGTTGGACAGGGCGGGCCGCCCGGCGGCGTCGCCGCACCATCGCCGCAATACTTCGTCCAGGGCGGCTGGGGCAATAACGGTGCCGTTTACGTTTCATGGGGTTGACAATGCAATATGTAGTTCAAGAGACCGCGGCCAACATCTTTGTTGAAGTGCCGTTCGGTGCAAGCATCGAAGTCGGCG